CATACGGCAGGCAACAAAAAAACCGTTTTAACCCCCTGCGATTCAAAGGAATTAAAACGGCCGAAAATAAAAAAACACCCTTACTTATACTTACGCTTCAGTTCGGCCAGCGTTACCGATGCCAGCCCGTCCGACCTGACCGCATCGGCCAGCGATATTTTGCCGTCATGCAACATCTGTCCGATGCCGTGCCCGAACTGCTCCTGCAATTGCGGCAACGTGCGGCCTTTTACCCAATCTTCCCCGGTTATGCCGTGAAACGGCGCGGCCAAATCAAACACGAATGCCAGCCGCGAACGGCAATTCGGATGCAGCGGTGGCCGTCTGAACGGGTAGGCATGGCCGATAGGCTGTTTTTTCTTATCCCACACCAGTCCGTGCCGCGCCGTACACATGCCGCTTGTATGGCCGTCCAACACCGCCACATGCCGCCAACCTTTAACCAGCGGGTTGATGCTGCCGAAAGCGTAATGCACCGCCCCTTGGATGCTGCCCGCCCATGTCCGCGTCAGCGTTCGAAGCTGTGCGGCCTGCCGCTTGAACACATCGGCTACATCGTCAAAGGATGCCCCGTCTGCCGCCGCCAGCCGTACCGTGCGCTTCAAAACGTCAAACAGCCCGCGCCGTTGCGCCGTTACCGCCTCGGATAAGGTCAGGCCGCCGACCAGTGCGTGCGCGGACAAATCGGCCAGCCTTGCGGCAGGCAACGGCTTTACCGCGCCATCAAGCACATACGCCGCTGACAAGCCGCCCAACCACCACAACAGCCACTCATGTTCGTCTGCCACTACCTCGGTTTGTGCCTCCTGCACCATCCCGCCAATCAGGCCGTAGTAATGCGCCAGCACCGCGTCGATTTCGGACAACAGCCTTTCCAAATCCCGACGGTTCAATGCAGACAACTCACGGCGGCGCAGATTCGCTTCAACTTCCTCCTGCATCCTTTCCAACTGCCGCAGCGCGTCACGTGCGACGGAACGCTCGAAACGCATCAAATCAATCTGCCGCGTCAGAAGGTCATGTATTGCCTGCTCGTCGATATTCATTCAGACGGCCTTTCTTCGTCCCGCTTGCCGCTAAAGTCCAACCCCGCCGCCGACTGGCTGTCCAGCCGTGCCGCCTCGTCTTCCCATTTCAGATAATCCGACAGCAAGCCGCGCCGCTTGGCCTCCTCGAACAATGTTTCATTACTCAAAACGCCCGCCGCGTTCATGCGTACCAGCACGTCTACGCTCGATTCGGGGTTGCCGTTGTCGTCTATGCTGCCCGATATTTCCACCGCGCCGCCGTCATCCAACCCTTGCCACGCCGCCATCATGTCCAGCACGCGGCCGATTGCGTCTTCCAACAGGTTGGCGTAATGGCGCAGCAGGCTGATTTCACGCCCCGCCTCATCACGTGCCTGACTTTCGGTCAATGCCAGCTTGGTTCGCGTCAGCAGCTTCGCGCCGGCCGCCTGCATGTCCGTTTCCAGCTTCTCAATTGCCGTAACGCCTGCGGAAATGGCCGCCCCCGAATGCTCGACGTAGTTCAACTCGCCGTCTGCGCCGACGCTTATCATATTGCCCGCAGCGGCCACCACATTCTGCACATCCTCGCTGCCGCGATACTGCAACAACGGGACACGCACATAATGCACAATATTGTCTTGGTCGGACTGGCTCTGCCAATGCTTCACATTCAAATAGGCAAGCTCCATCAGCGGCGGACGGCCTGCAAAAAAGCCCGTCTTTTCCAGCACCAAATCAACCACCGGAACAAACCCCAGCGGCTCGCCGTTGCGCGACTGGTCGGCCTCACTGTGAATCAACCACTTGCCGTCTTTGTCCATGCGGTAACGCCTGACGCGGCCTGCCTCATGTACATTGATTTGCTCTACCGTCCGTTCGCCGAAATCGCCGTCATATTCCGTAACCGCCTGACGGTATCGGAACTGCGTACAGACAGGCTGCCCCTGCCGCATCTCATAACGGAAGCCCAGTACATCAGAATTGCGCACGAAAACCGCATAAGGCCGCAAGCCCAATGCCTTTTCCTCCTCCTTCGTCCTTGCCTTGCCGTCCGGATAGTCCACCAGCACATAACTGGCACCCTTGGCCAGCGCATCGGCAAACCATGCGGCACAAAACACATTCAGGGCATTGTTTTGCAGGTCGAAGTTTTGCAGGTAGTCTTTCAGGCCGTCTGAAACCTTATCCGTACCTATATCGCGGAAGAAAACCCGCCCGACCATCTGCCCGATGGTTTCCTTTAGAACTGGCAGCAGCGTGGACGTGCCCAGACGCGCCTGATAGCCGTCGTCTTCTTCCTGCGGCCATTGCGGAAGATACGCCTTACCCGCCGCCCGCATTGCCTCCGTACCGCCCAACAGCGCGTCAATCATCACACCGTGGCCGTGCATCTTGGCTACAGCGGCGGTTTTGCTTGAAACACCCATAAATCACACCTTTCAGACGGCCTCACAGCCTGAAGCCGACGCGCGCCAACTCTCCACGCTTGACCATCAATTCGTTAAATGCCCGGCTCAAACAGTCGATTTGGTCGTCATGCTGCCCGTTTGGAAACATCCGCATTTCCGCAATCAGCGCATCCGTGTCCCATGTACCGTCATCCAACACCATCACATTGCCGATATTGACCTGTGCCGCAAACGGCTCGGCGCGTGTAACCTTGTCGCCCGATTCAGGGCTTGAGGTTACAGAAAAACCCGCCAACTGGCGGGTTAGATACAGGGTTTGCGACTTACCCGCCTGTCCGGGGTCTTGCGGAATGGATATTTTCGTTTTCACGCCGTCTTTCTGCGCCGTGTTGCGCAATATCCTGTCCCTTTCGTCCGCACCATATTGGCCGCGCACAATGTTGGCGATGATGTACCGCCCGTCTTCGGTAACGCCCAACCTGCCACCTGCGGTGTAGTCGCCGTCGTTTGCGGTCGAAGCCAAATCCCACGCGCGGATCCATCGGATATTCCCTGCGGGCAGGGCTTTCACAAATTGCAGATTGTCAGGTTTGAATGTGCCGCCGTCAGGCGGCGCAGGCCTTTGCAAATACTGCCCGGCGAAGACATACGGCGCGGCCTGTTCCATGCGCCTCAAGGTCTCAATATCATGCTTTTCAGGCCATAAGGCCGTGCCGTCGTCTTCAATCGCAGGTAAGCACAAGTGCTCCCATTCTTCGCCGTTGCCGCCGTCAAGCAGCCAGCCAGCAATATCGTTTTCATGCAACCTTTGCATAATCACGACAATCGGCGTATCGGGGCTGTTCTTCCGTGATTCCAGTGTATTTTGAAACCAGTCGATAACATTCTGCCGCCTAACCTCGCTTCGTGCTTCGTCGGCCTTGTGCAAATCGTCCAGTATGATTGCGCCGCCAAATCCCTCGCGGTGTTTGCCCGCGCCGAAACCGGTAATCGTACCGCCCGTGCCTGTTGCATACATCACGCCGCCAGCCGTCGTCTTCCAATGATGGCTGCTCTCGCTCGCAAGCGCGAAATCGGGGAATATTGCCCGATACTCATCATGTTGCA